TCCTTCGCCCTTGCTTCTCGTTATATTTACATCTTCAAAGTTGAAATTAGCATCTAACTCGGCTTGTTTTCTAATATTTTCAAGTTGAAAGTCTTGTATATCATCGAGCAACATCATTAAGCGTACTTGTTGACCGTTTACAAGTATTCCGCTTTCTGTAGCTGTTCTTCCTGTAGAGTCTTGTATGCCTGCCATATAAGGAAATATACCAGTAGTGGCTTGTGCGATAGCTTTTTCTTTTTCTAAGAACTGGAAGCCCTGCATAAAATTCATACTAATATTATATGGCTGTGGTCTACTGTTTGGGTCGTCCCAGTTTTCAAAACCGATATACTTGCCGGGTGCGCCTTCCACATTTCCTGTTAATGCTTCTTTGCTACCGTACCACATAGGATTATAAACATATTCCATACAACGCAATAACCTTGTAAGGATATACGAACATACTAAACTATGGCTTATTGCTACGCGCAATGGGCTAACACCACGACCACTCTCGTAGTTCTTAATAGGAATCTTAATAGCGAATGGGTTTTGTCCGTATGGGTTTGGCTCTACACGCACAATGTATTTTCGGCCAACCACTACAATCATATAGTTGTTAAGTTCTACGTTCTCCCCGTTATCTTTTTTATATACAAAATCACCCCAGCACTCTAATACTTCGATGCCAGTTTCTTTTTTCTTTCTGTCTTCGCTATCTTCGTAGTTATCATTTAAATACTGTTTATTTGTAGTGCTTGCAGTTAATATATTTGTATCTGAATAGTTGTCTTTGAACTCTTTTGGAATTTCATAAGTTTTCTCAGATATTATTTGATTATAGTTCTTGTATCGTGGACATATCTTAATAGCTTTATCGAAGTTAGCCTCTTTTGTATCAAATACAAAGTTAGGGCTGTCGATGTTAGTTACTTTAGCACCTTTGAATACAAGTCTATTTTCCCAAACGTACGCTTTTCTATCGCCTGTAATAGCCCCCATTAGCTTTTCTGCTATATCTTTTTTGCGCCTTACTTTTTTATAATCTTCTACCCACTCTGTAAAAGAAATCAACTCGCCATAAACCAATAAATTATCAATAGTTTTTTTATACTCGTCTTTTATTTTGTTTTTCTTCTGAATACTTACTAAGTTAGCTTTTTGAACTTCTGATACTTTGTACGAGTCTTCATCTTCGCCCATTACGCTAAAGTTTTCTAGGTTACTTTCGATATACTTACGCAGATTAGCTTTCATAGTTTCGCGTAGTTCGTATAAATCGTCTGTGTTTACTTCTGTGCCAAAATCTATCTTACTAAGTAGTTCGTGGTCTATCATAGTTTTTATAGCTTTGCCGTCTTGTAATTGAACGCTTCGCTCTTTGTCTAGCTGTTCGAACTTACTCCCTAGGTTTTTTGCTAACTGTTGTTTGTCTGATTCGTTTAGCTTTACTTCTATTTCAACTGTTTCGGTTATACTTGGCATAAAATACCCTCAATCTATTGCATATCTATATTGTATCATATTTGTTGCGGTCTACTTTTATAGGGAAATAGTAGTCAACTGGATAACTCGCAGCATCGTAAATATGGTTTAAAAACTTTAACTCTTTGTTTTTCTGTATCATACTTGGAGTTGGTTCATCAACTATTGTAGTACCCTCTTTAAATCTTAAGTATTTACAGTTATACAGAAGCCACTTACATTTTTTGCCGATAAGTATTTCTCTTTCGCCTGTCAAAGAGTTCAAAACCTTTGCATTAAATGCGCTAAAACGTCTTGTTTTATATGGATTAGCTTTCTTAATCTTTAATTCTATCCTTGAGTACCCTAATTGCACTAATCTATTTTTTAATTGCTTGTAGAATACGCCTAAACTTGTTCTACTATTTCCGCTTGCATCACCATTGATTACTATTCCTGCTTTTACCTTATTCGGTGGATAACGTCGAGCAAACTCTTCAACACATTCGTTAATATCGGTATTCTCTACGACTATTTCATCAAAGTAATAAAGTTTTTTCTCGTCCCAATCAATATGAAGTAATACCCAGCTCATAGGGTCGACGTTAAAGTCACAAGATAGGTGTAGGGGCATATCTGGTAGGTGGTTTATTTCTTCTGCTATGTTTTCGTTTGTGAAGTGTTTCACAACATAGTTTTTATTGCCTCTAGCTGGTTGCCCTAACCAAATATGGTCGTATTCGTCAGGCTTATGCTTTTTGCAAGCTTCTGCCATTTCGATAATTGATTGCGGACAAAAAGGATTGTCTAAATAGTTAATATGAATGAATAAAGCCTTATCGCTATACTTTTCTTTTATCTCTCTTACTACTGGGTCGCCTTCTTCTGCTTCTGGGTTAAGCGTGACGTATATTCTGCTATCCTCTTGACGTATTGTAGGGTCAAGCTTTTGGAATGAGTTAGCAGAAAAGCTTTGCGCTTCTTCTACCCACGCGTCCTTGAATCCTTCGTAAGATTTGATGCCGTCCGCTGTTAAGTCGTTCATACCCTTGAATATAATCTCGGAGCCTGTAGTCCTACTAACAAAGTGGTCAGCATATACCTTAAAAGGTAATTTGTACTGTGAAATAAGATTATAAAAAAGTTTGTAGTTAGATTGTTTTAAGTTAGCTTGAAACTCCCTAAGGCATATTATATCTCTTTTCTCTGCTAAAGTATCTGTCAGTATCTTACGCGCGACAAAATGCGACTTACTGCTTGACCTTCCGCCAGTTAATACAATGTATCGACCAATAAAGTCAAACACAGGTTCTAGTTTTTCAGGATATTCAAAAATAAATTCTGTCATTAGTATTATTATACCGTAAAATATTAGTCTTTCGGCTAGTATCTTTTGAATACTTATTGTTTTAAAATTAAGAAAAAGGAGGACAGAGTAAATGACTAAAGACTTATTAAGACAGCTATTGATTTTGTTGGTTTATCTGATATAATTAACAAGTTAGCAGTAAGAGGTTGAAAATGAGAGAATACAGTTATATTATTTGTAGACAATGCGGATTTAAAAAGAGAGTTCCACCAAATCAAAGCAATAGAAGTTTTTGCTCTAAAAGCTGTTGGTATGAATTTAGAAAAATATCTAATACTAGAGAAATAATAAAAATTGATGATAATGCCGCAAAAATTATTATAAATAGTAAAAAATATGGATTAATCGAAGTATTAATTGATATTGAAGACATCGAAAAAGTAAAAAATTATAGATGGAATATTAGATTAGACAGAGGATTATTATATTATATTCACGCTAAAGATAATAATAAAACAATTTTGTTGCACAGATTAATTATGGATACTCCTAAACATTTAGAAGTTGACCATATCAACAGAAATACATTAGATAATAGAAAACACAATTTAAGAAATTGTACAAGAGAAGTTAATCAAGCTAACAAATTAGGATTATTAAGAATATCTAAGCGTAATAGTAGCGGATGTGTCGGTGTTTGTTTCTTAAAAAGAGAAAATAAATGGCAAGCTTCGTTTAAAAATATAAAATTAGGCTACTTTGACACAAAAGAAGAAGCTATTGAATGTCGCACTAATTTTAACAATAAAATACTAAAAGAAAGTAGAGGTTTATAATGGATTTAAGTAGGCAATTATGCGAGCTTGCAGGGACAGAGGCAAGGAAAATCAAACTTACAAAAGACTTATGGGTTAAGGCTTACAATAGAAAAGGGTGCTATATCCTTTTTGGAAATATTTATATAGAAGCTGAAATAAAAAATGATGTTAAATTCTTTGAAGTTTCTATTAATCAAGAGCCTCAAAAAATATATGGAATAGATAAGAATATCGACATCCATCCAAATTTTGAAACGCCTGAGAACTTTGTAAAGTTGTTGGAGTGTGGTTTTAAATGTGGATATGCCCTTCATACTGATAAATTTGATATAACAAAGTCATTTGTAGATAATGTCTTAGAAGCAACTATATATGTTTTAGGTAATGACTGTAGAGGCGATTTCAAGCAAGCACTACAAGCAGAAAGTTGGGTTTACTAATGAAAAAACAGAAAGATATTTCTAATAAAAAGTTTTCAATATTTGACTACACAAAGAGGGATTGTAAGAAATTGCATAAAGAACATTGTAGGAGACTTGCAAAGGAAAATATTATTGAAGAATTAAATCAAGAATATATTGATAGTTTGCCTTGCGATGGCAGTTGTGATTATTGTAAGCAGTTTTTTAAAGAACTAAAGGAGAGCAAAACCAATGACAAC